ATCTTTAGGTATGTTTGGTATCTCTTTTGATCTTTGAAGTATTAATAATGTTCTATTCAAATATGGTACGAGGAATTCAATCGTGAGTAGTGAGAATAAACCTCCGAGCTGTTGCTCTAGTTCTAGCTGAGTAAGTCTTACTTCCTCTGCTGTAGTGCGTTCACTCTGTCTTACATTTAAGACAAGGAAAGCATCACTAATTCTTTTCTCTAAACCTTGAACCATCTGTGCAGCTGTACTGAAGTCAGCAGTTTTACCAACTTGAACTACAGCTACATCCTCTGGTCTACCTTGTACGATTGCTCCATTACCAGCCTTAGCAATTGTTGCTGGCTTAGTGGTAGAACTAGGAGACACAAGGAAGATAACTTTGGCTGCACTAGCAGCTCCTTCTACTAGAGCTTGAGATAAACCTTCAAGTGATTTGAGATCACCAAGGAATTCTTCTACTCTACCTCTTCCATAATCTTCTCCATCAACCGTATTAAATCTGAGTACCAACCAAGGACTAGCTTTCTTTGGTGCTGTGCTACGGCTGTTAGGAAGTATCTTATCAAGTGCTTCCTGATGCCAGATCCAGCGTCCACTCTTTTCATCTAGTCTGACGTAGGTGTACACCTCAACGTCATCGTTGTCAGAACCTATTGATTCATCCATTGACTTTAATGGATCAGGATCAGGCAGTTCTATACCTAATACCTTTCTACTAATAATTTCTTTAGTAACTATTTCTAGGACGTTACCATTACCATCTCTGTTGACGACATATCTATTTAATGGGAAGTTCTTAAGACCATCTTTACCCATAAATATCAAAGCATTACCACCTACAATGAGGTGCTTTAATGCTTGATGTACTACAACCCGATCACTAGATGCAGCTATATAATCCATGACCATTCTTTCCATCTTTGCAAATGAAAGATCTAGTTCACTACGGATCTCTGCTGGTATCTCTTCTCCTAACTTGTCATCTCTAACTTGTAATTTAAAGAATGTAGTTTGAGGAGGAAGTAACGCAAGCATTAACTTTGCTGCCAGCGTTACTACCGCTTTAGATCCACAGCTTTGCCATGGAGTTATTAACTTCTTGTGATTAGGTTGAGCACTAACATCTTTTTCAATGAGGTAAGGCAACGTGAGTTCAGAACAAGTAACTGCAGTGTCTAAAAATTGAGATCTACCACTGGTTAATTGACTGTATCTTTCACGTGCGTTCATTAGTAATTACCTGAGACTGGACCTTGACTTCCAGTGTTTACATTGCTTCCTAACTTGATTCTTAATGCACCTGTACCTTTAGTAAGTGGATTCTTATCCTTCTTACTACGTGCTCTCTTTACCTGTGGATTCACATCTGTAACCAATGGATCAGGCTCAGGTAATGGTGCTCTTGGTGGTGCAGGTGGTGGTGGCGGTGGTGCTAAAGGTGGTGGTGGCGGTGGACTTGATGATCTTCTACCAAAGCACATTAGATTTCATCCTCCATAATTGATTTGATATATTCAATGACACTGGCTTGACCAGCTCTGTACATAATTGTTTGTACGTCTTCTTTAGGATGGATAGGTTTCCAACCAAAGTTTTCCTCAAGTCTTATTAGTAGCTTGTCTAATCTTTCGTTGTGAAGCTTAAGAGTATTGAGGGAGATTTGTGTTTGCATGTTCAAAGAAGGCTGGCATCCGAGCTGACTTGGTGGCAGAAAGTTCTGGAGCCTTGCCGTTATACATTAAATTGTCACTAGAATCGAGCCAAAATTTTTTGCTTAAATATTTATCACCATAATTATTTCTAGCTAATGGCTCCATGATCCAGTTAATTGTGGCCTTCCTAAGTTTATCCAGAGATTTACTCCAAGATAAGCCCATATCGTGACATACAAGGCTATTAGTGGCCACGTGTATTTGTTCGTCTCTGGAAATATCAGCTGATACCGTTCTGAGACCAGCATCCCCATTAAACCTAAAAAAAGGCAGAAGTACAAAGAAGATAGCACGTTCTATAACTAAGGCTTTTGTAATCATGTGGTCTGGGTGCGCTTCCCACGCATCCCTAAGCAGGAAAGCTTCTTTCTCTGCTTTATCATCAACACCTATAGCGTTGGTGATATAGCCAAGAGCGAGATCGTGTTTTATCTCATCCTTGACGTTTGATTCGAGGAGTTTCCGAGCAGATTCGGGAACCTCTTTCTCAAGTGATTCTGCAATAAACTCGCCAACTGGTAACTCCATGTGGCGTATTGCGAGAGCACGGTAGATGGTTTCTTCTGCTCCCTCTTTAAGCTTTCCAGCTGTTGTTTGGACAGGAGTCCATGTTCTCTTTCTATTGAGTAACTTTTCATATGGGTTCATTCTTGACAATCGCAATCGGGTTCGTTGTTTTTTAGAATCCCTTGCAAGTAATCTTGTACATCCTCTTCATCAAGTGCTGCATATGCACTGGACTTATCCTGAACGTCACCCATTACCTGTAAGGAATAATAAAGTGAAGTTTGGGGACTATCTAGCCACTCTTCAACGAACTGTTCGTCGTAGGTTACAACATCACTCCAAGAGTTAAAGCTGTATCCATGAAGAAGCCCTGTATGGTTAAACATATACATTAATTGATCAGCTACTTTCTTATAAGCATCCCAACCAACTTCTGAGGCGATCTCTACATCACCATATTCATATGTTTGTACACCAAATGTACCAGAGTCACGATCAACACTCCGAGCTATAGGAGGTGCGATCTCTGGTGTGCAAGTAAATCCTTCTCTGTCTTTACTGCGATATGAACAGCTTGCGGTAGGAGCGATAGCAAATGCTCTCTCCATATCATATTCTCTAGCAACTTCAGCCGCACTCTGAATGCCTTTATAAAATTCTGCTGCTAATAGACCAGCTGTACCTAATCCAGGTATGCCATCATTAACTGCTTGTAGTGCATCACCAAACTGTTCGTAGGTGATATTGTTCTGTCTTAGTAAGTTTGCTAAGCCAAGAATCCCGAGTCCAACTTGCCTATCCGTTGTCGAGGGGAGGTATTCTCCAGAACCATCAACGCCTGTTTTGCTATGGAGGTCGCACAAACTTCGCATACCCTCAACAAAACCCTTTGACACTTCGGCGATTGAACAGGCACCGAGATTAACGTGTTGGAGGAGGCAAGTTCCTCGTGATGGCAGGTAAACTTCAAGGCATACATTGCCTCTGATTCTTTTTCCATTTTTGTCGTACTTAGTTTTATTTAGCCATATGTCACCTGATCTGATGCCATATATCACTGCGTCCCGTGTTGTCTGATCAGCATTTTTCCATTTTTCATCATTAATGTTGACGCACCTCTTAACCCAGGGGAGTTCGGATCTTGGGGTAGTAATAAAGTCAATAATGTCTGGATGATCAAGATCAAGGTGGAGAACGCAAGCGCCATTTTTGTAATGGCCACCACGTCTGATGATTTCATTTAAGGTTGAGTAGATTTTTCCAAAGCTAACTGGTCCAGAAGCTGTAAGACCTTTTCCATTTTCAGTTCCTTTGGGTCTGAGCTTTGATAGATGGATAGCAACTCCTGCTCCATATCGGAGTGCATGAGAGACGAATCTCCAACTTGCTTCGATGCCATTTGGTCCCTCCATTGAGTCTTCAACAGTGAAGACAGTGCATGATACGGGTAGACGTGACTCTGGATCATCAATCCAGTTTTGAACTCTTCCAGTTCGAGATATTAAACTTGTTGTCATTAGACGAGATCAGTTAATGTTGGTGGTCGATAGTTTTTGCTCTTTAATACTTTTCCGTCTTCTCTATATGTAGGCTTTCCATCCTCATCTAGTTTTGACATGTTACTTCTATGGACTCGATGAAGAGCTTCATCTAAATCCCAATTCATATTTTCTGCGTATTGGTAGCAGACATAAACAAGATCAGCTAATTCCTTTAAAGCTTCCTCATGAAGATTTAAACTCTGACGGAATAGCATCCCTTCAGCTTCTAAGAATTCTTTAAATTCTTCAACGATCAAATTCTTCTGCAAAGTTCTGGAAGGCAATGTCTGTGAGTTCTTCACTCCGAACGCATTCCTGAACTCTTTGGCTTGTTCTAAATTCGACTTCATTTTGTAGGTAGTGGATGGCTTTTTCTAGGTCTTCTATGTCGTCATATTTATGACCAGCTCTACAGACGTATTTAATTACGTTTCCGAGGTGAAAATTTAATTCTTGATCACGAATAAAATTCCATGGCTGGATGGATCCACGCCTGTAATATTGTGGTCCTTTATCACTGGTGGTTTTGGCCATTTAGCTAGTAAGTTATTTAAACTGTTGATTAATACAAAGTTTTGTTTTTGTAGTGCAAGGAAGACTGTTTTAATATCTTCCTTACTTGTCTCTGGATTGTTTAAGCCATCTGTTAAAAGCCTAAGCTTTAAATCTTGCTCAACTGTTAATGCAGTAATCGGCTTGGGGATTCCAGAGTACGGGTTCTCCTTTTTCGTGGTCATAATCATCTGTTGTTAAGATCTTTGCTAGTCGTGCATTCGTTAAGGCAACATCTTCCGATAAACCTTTTTCTTTGAAGGCATCGAGTAGTGTTTTCCAACTCCAACCCTTCTCTTCAAACATCTGTGTAGCTCTCTTGATACCTATGCCTGGAATACCAGCGTAGCCATCAGTATTATCTCCAGCTGCACTTTGAACTAGATGCCACTTAGCACCCTCTTCAGGATTGATGAGTGTGGACTCTTCAAAGTTGTATAACATCCCAGGTATTTGTTTCATATCCTTATCAGGACTGATAATTATGTTACCTGGATATTTTGTAGCGTAGATACCCATCGCATCATCAGCCTCCAGAGTAGGCATGGTGATGACTTCAAACTCAGTCTTGAGTTTGTTTATGACACGTTTATAGGCACATGGCTTCTTTCTATTTCGATGTCCTTTATAATCCGCCTGAATTTTTTTCCGAAAATTATCAGGACTACTAAAGAACAAGATAATGTCGTCGAATGATCCGAAGTGACGTTGTATCTTTTTAATCTCCCTCATCACACAAGCGTAAGCCTCTGAGAATTTAGAAGTAACAACTATTACGTCATCTCCAAAGTCAATCTCTGATTCAGCAGCTGCACAACATTTATATACTGTGAAGTCTGCATCAATTAATAATTTCATAAGTTAGTGGACCTCAGACCAATCCCTTCCAGACTTCGCTTCAGCTGCTATAGGGACTCTGAGGTTGTAGTACTCACCTGCTTGAGCTGCAGATAATTCAAGTAAGAACTTGAGATCTTCTACTTCTTCTTCTTTACATTCATATTGAAGTTCATCATGTACGAATGCCAGCTGGTGAGCAGTTGGTGGTAAATTTTCATGTGTAATTTGTAGCCAACGCTTAGCGACTATTCCTGCTGAGCATTGAAGTAAATAATTAAGAGCTTTATGTTGACTGTCTACTAAAAGTGTTCTTCCGTCGATAGCCAGGATCTTGCCTGTAGCAGACCGCTTCTTAACAGCCTGTAGCAGCTCTGATAATCCAGGGATGGCGGCAACGAACGCTGCACGTACCTCTTTTCCTTTAGCTCTTGCCTTATCTGGTGGTAGTTGTTTATCGACTGATAATCCAATTTTTGCATCACCTGCTCCATATAAGAATGCATAAGTTACGGTTTTGACATCACGTCTGGTAATTCCAATTTTGTCGGCATTGACTTGGTGAATGTCTCCATTGAGGAGGATGTCGGCATAGCGTCCATCATCATATTTCGCAAGATAATGGGATAGTATTCTAAGCTCAATGCCGCTAAGGTCAGCACCGCACATAACCATGTGAGGGGATGCTTTAAATAATTTCCTAAATTCTTCATCTGCTGGTACTTGGGCTAAGTTGGGTTTTCTATGAGCACATCTAAATGTGTTTGTTGCTACTGAACAGTGGTGATGAATCCTGCTAGACGTCGTACATAGCTTCAGCCATGCGTTCACGCCGACTGATATCATTCCCAATGCTTTCTTTAGTTCCAAGCATCGGAGAAATTTCAGAGCTATATCCGTCCCAATTTCCTTTAGGATAATCTCGTCTACTACGGGCTTGCCGTTCAAGCTTATTGATGAGGGTGTCCATCCATAATGACACTGAAGTATCCATGCAATATGGTCTCTTGATGTAGGGTTTAATTCTTTGAGCCTGATGCTTTCAGCACCAGCGACATAGCCTTGGGTCCGATTATTTCGTTTAGGATTAAATACTGATCCGGCAACGAAAGGATGCCTGTCTCGAAGTACTTGAGTAAGCTCTTCCAATTCTTTTCGGAGATCCGACTCAAGTTTCCATGCAGAGCGTTCATCAAAATACCATCCATGTAATTCTTGTTTTGTAAGTATGTGAGCTACCTGATGCTCTAGTTGCAGCCAGTCAGGTAACGGTGGAAGTGGTCGCATAATTTTGTTGTTACTACAACGTCTTGAGCGCAGTAATCCTCCATCTCTTGACTCCACTCGCTCCAATCACTCGTCTTTCCAAAATCTCCTTTATACTCTCCTAATCTGTAGCCATAAGATTCAAGTGAATGTCTTCCATAAAGCTGTAGTGGCATATGTCTCCACTTATGCTTATGGTCTATGTCATAGATATTTGGGTGGTATAAACGTGATAGAAGAAGAGTGTCAACAATACGAGCAGTGGGAGTGAAATAGTTATATAAGTTGCTAAGAGCCGCGAGGTCAAAACCAATAATGTTATGACCAACAAGCGTGTCAGCAACAAGTAACTTATTAATTCCTTCAGAAATGGAATATCTGTTATTCTTTTCATCGTTGTAAGTTTCTACTGTGTCAGTCGTAGAGTCATATATCGCTAAGCAATGAATACGTGTTAAATCATGTAGAAGACCATTGGTTTCAAGGTCAAATACAAGTGTCATTTC